GTGGGGGCGAGCGCGGCGCGCGAGGTGGCGGGGCGGTTGCCCCCTCGGCCCGCCTCACTGCGGTTGACGGCAATGTTCTACCTATGTTCTCAAACGCCGATGCGAATCGCGCCTGCCCAGATAGAACGCCTGACCACGCTCGCCCTGCGCGTGCTGGAGGAGGCGCTCGCCCAGGCCGAGGCCGAGATCGTCGAACCACACGTCGCGCACCGTCTCGCGCTGCAATGGCTGGTTGCCATCGGCGCCTTGGAGAACTGGCAAGCGCGATCATTCATCGAGGCGATGGGTGCGCCCATCCTCACGCCACACCTGCCCGGTGGCGAGCATTACATTCGGCCGACGCTCATGCGCGGCACACTCCTGGCTGCCTATTACGGCTTGGGAAATCGGCGGCCGCCCGACGGCCTGCGCGCCTCGCTCGCGCGCCGCTTCGCCACGGAATTGCTTGACCAGGAGACCGGCCAGCCACACCCCTGGGTGATGTGCAACCGATACCGCCCAGGCGAACGTGAGACGATCCGCCAGCATTTTGATGCCAAGCTGTGGCGCCAGGTCAACGATGGGCCGGGCATCGTCCATCCCAAAGATCCGGGCTGGGTTGTGCGCGCGGTGGACGGTGAGCTGGTGCTAGACCAAATGACCTGGGGGTTTCCGGTCGTGCTGCGCGGGAAGAAGGGCCAGCCCTTGAAGCCCAAGCCCGTGAACAATGCTCGGTTCGACAAGCTCTCGGGCTTCTGGGCGCGTTGGGCAGGGCCAGCCCATCGATGCTTGATCCCTGCCTCGGCCTATGCCGAACCCATGGGCGAATCCGGCTCCATGACCACCGGTTGGCTGACATTGCGCTCTACATCGACATTTGCCTGGGCGGGCTTATGGCGGGACAGCGGAGATTGGGGGCCGGTTTATACTGGCGTGATGACGCGCAATGCTCCTGAGTTGGCGTCGATCCATGATCGATCACCAGTGATCTTGGCGCGCGAGGACTGGGAAACCTGGCTCAACGCCCCACTGGAAGATCTGCAGCGGTTCGATCGGCCCTGGCCAGCGGATGACGTCTTCGTCATGCCCACCGACATTTCTTGGAAGGATGGCGGCCGTGAAGAGTTGGTGAGTTGGAGCTGGGAGGCGGGGCAGGATCGCGCCCCGCCTTCCACGAGCCCATTCAGTTCGAAATGATCACCTCTCCAACGACCTGGCTCTGCGCCATGCCACCGACCGTGTAGCGCACCGGCACCGCCTCGATCGCGAACCCTTCGAAGATCCGCCGCACCTCGGGCCGGTCATTCAGCGACAGGATGAACCGCCCTTTGATGCCCCGCAGCTGCTCGGCCATCGCCTCGAATTGGCTGCGATCGAACAGATCGCGGCCATAGTCCGTTTCGCAGCCAAAATATGGGGGATCGAGGTAGAACAGCGTTCCCGGCCGGTCATACCTGGCCAGAAAGTCCGACCAGGGCAGGCGCTCGATCACAACGCTGGAAAGCCGCTCATGCGCCGCCTCGAGCACCGGCCCAACCTTGGCCACGTCGAAACGCGCGGGGCCGTCCGTGGCAACGCCGAACGTTCGCTGTGCCACCTTGCCGCCAAACGTCAGCTTTTGCAGGTAGAGGAATCGCGCCGCGCGCTCGAGATCCGTCAGTGTCGCAGGATGCTGCGCCCGCAGCCGCTCGAACCCGGCGCGCGAGGTGACCTGCCAGCGCAGCATATCCATGAAGGCCACATAGTGCCGCTGCAGGATGCGGAAAAACGTGGCCACGTCTTCAGACCAGTCATTGATCACCTCGCATTTCGGCCGCTGGTCACGGCGGAAAAACACGCCGCCCATCCCCACGAATGGCTCTGCATAGAGCCGATGCGGCACGGCATTGATGCGGGCCACCAGGCGCTTGGCGAGCATCTTCTTGCCGCCGATGTAGGGCGCGGGTGGGCGCGTTGGGCTGACCGGTTCGAGCTGGTCCAGCGCGTTCGACAACATTGCAAATGTTCCTTATATGTTCTCGCTGCCGAGTCGGCAGGCGGGATGGCCTCGGATGGGCCTGTCTGGGGACATGACGATCTGCGGTCGTCGGAATGGGGCGTTGCAGCGCCCCTTTCCCCCGCCTCTGGCGGCGGGCGGGAATCCTATCGCGCGCCGGCCGCCACGCGGGTGCCGTCCTGCTTGATCACGCTGCCGTCACTGCACACGTAATCGCGGAAGGCGAGCACCGGCAGGCCTGCCCAATCGTTGACGCGCAGCATGCGGCGCATGATCGGCACGATCTCGGTCTCGAAGAAGGCATCGCGAGTCTGGCTGACATTACCCAGCCCGCCAGCGGCCTGGGGGATCACCCCGATCAGGATGGGCGGTGTCCGGTGCGCGGCCAGCATGTCATCGCGGCTGATGTTCTTCACCGCCGAGAATTCATCCTTCGCCGTCACGTCGGCAATCGGCATGATCTGGATGCCGTCCTTCTTCCCCTTGGGGATATAGACCAGCATGTTCTTGAAGTTGCCCACGCCCTTGGAGCTGCCAAGCTGCTCCTCGATGGCATCGACTGTGGCCTGGTCGGCAAGCGGCTCGCTCACATAGAACACGAAGCCCGCATGCGCACCGTTCAGGTAATAGCGACGGCGGAACAGTGTGGCATTTTCGGACAGTAGCCCGCTTTGCAGCGCTGAGAGCCATTCGGGCAGGCCATAGATTTCCTGCGCCACATCGGGCTGTTGCAACTGGAAGATGGTGCCAGGCGCATAGGCATGCTCGTCGCCGCGCGCGCAGTTGGTCCACCAGAACACGTCGGGATCGATCCCGGCCCGTGTGTGGATGGCCGGGCTGTGCGCTAGGGTTGCGATGCGCCCGCCCAGGTTCGGCACGCTCTCAAGATAGGCATTGCCCATCTGCAGGAAATCCAGCGCCCACCGCTCGAACACATCGGCCGCCAACCAGCGCGAAGGCGTCTGTTGCGCGACCAGCAGGTTGACCTTCAGGCCGATGGCGCTGCGGTGATAGGGCGAGACGTTGAACGTCTGCGACAGCCGCGCCATCGGCAGCGGCGGCTCATACCAGCGCCCGTTGTGCCAGATCTCGAAATACTGGGCGAGTTCGCGGCGATCGAGCACGCTTTCCGGCTCACCAAAGCGGAAAACCTTGGCCGGGGCGTGGCTGGCCTGTTCCTCGGGCTGATCGGCCAGGGCCAGGGCGGTCAAGCTGGGTTCGGTCATATCGGTCCTGTCAGTTGAGGAAGCGCACACGCCCGGCCGGGGCGTGTGTTTCGGCGCCAGCGTCGAGCGGTTCGTTGGAAAGCGCGTGGAGAATGGCCCAGGCGATATCGGCGTGGCCGATCTCGCCATTGCGCCGCGCGGTATAGGTCACGCCGCGCTGGCTCCCGGTGAGCGTTGGGCGGATGGCCATGAAGGCCTGCATCACGTCGGTCCAACCGGCATCGAATTCGATGCGGCCGGCGCGGAAAACGTTCTGACCCTTGATGACCAGAGCCGTCTTGCTCGCCACCGAATACTCGATCTTGCGGGCCAGCGGGAACCACTTGGACACCAGCTCCCACACCGCCTGGCCATGCCCGGTGGTGTCGATCGATATGTCGGTCACATTGTAGCGCTTGCAGACTGCCCGGATCGCGTCGGCCTGGCCCGCGAAGTCCAATCCGTTGAGCCGGATCTTCTCGAGCACCCGAAATTTGCCCCCCGGTTTTTCAGGGGGTGCCAGAACGGCCAGCGCTGCATCATCGCGCCCTTGCTTGTTCGGGTCATACCCAAGCCAGACCGGCTTTTCCCCGAACGGCCGCCCACCAGGGATCTCGATTAGCGCGGGCGCGAAATCGCGCCACTTGTAGAAGCTGTCCACCCGCGCCGGGGCGAGGCGCACATAGGGGAACGAGCTTTCGGAATCGTCGATGTCCTCGCATTCGAACAGGTTGCGGAACCGCTCGTCCGAATATTCGCGGCGCAGCTCGTCCACGTCGACCAGCTTGCCCAGGCCCTTGGCGACAGCGTCATGGATGGTGACCAACTGTTGCCAGCTGCCATCGGGCATGATCGCGCCGTTCCGCAGATTGCGGTGCGAAATATCGAACGGCTGCTGCTCGCCCTTCGCGCGCCCGGCGTTCCACTCCTCGCCAGACCAGAAGCCATAGGATTGGTGCGTCTTGGTCGAAGGCGTGGAGAAATAGGTCTTTTTGTAGATCTTGTGCGTGGCCATACCGCTGGCCACGCCGTTCAGTTCAGTGAACCCATGCACCCAGGCGAATTCGTCGAAGTAGAAGTCGCCGCTCTCGCCCTGCGCTGTCGCGCTGTTGGTGGACAGCGGATAGAAGCCCACCGCATCCATCGCCGGCAGCGCCTGCGGCTCGCCGTCCTCGTCCGTCTCGGCCGGGAACGACAGGTCGAGCATGATAGGGTTGCCCTTCAGCTCCACCCCGGTCACGCGCCGCACCCACTTTACGATCTCGCGGCGGAACTTGTTGGCCTGGCGCTGGGATGCGGACAGGAAAATCTGGTTGCGCGGCGCCGCGTCCCTTTCACCGTCCAAGGTCGCGATGATCGCCTCGGCTACCTTGGCGACCGATTCCCGGCTGAAATAGACGGTGGCGCCAATCTGCCGGCTCTTGCGGATCTTGCGCACGCGCTGGTTGCGCTGCTCCCACCACTCCGCCTGGTATTGGAAACACCAGTCGTGGAAATCATCGAGCAGCGCTTGCCACTGCTCGCGCGACAGGAAATTCTTGCGCTTGTCCGCTCGCTTGGCCTTGGCCTCCTCGTTGTTGCGCTTCTCGATCTTGGGGTTGAGATCGCCCTCCCGTCCGGTCTTGTCGAACTTGCGGATCCGCGCGGCGCGCTCGAGCTGGCGCATCATGAAGTCCACCCGCTTCATGTCGCCTTCGGTGAAAGGATCCTTGTCGAGCAGCGTGGCAAGGCGCGCCTCGAGCCGGTCCTCGACCACCGCGATCGGCGCGTCCTCGTCCCAGGCATCGCGGCTCTTCCACGCGGCCAGGGTGCCATATTTCACGCCCAGTTCGGCCGCGATCTGCGTCAGTTGCCACCCGCGATGATAGAGCGAGCGCGCCTGCCGGCGCTGGGCGCGCGCCACCTGCCGGCTGATCGCCGGGGCGTCGTCATCTGCGTCGGGATGGCTGGTCGGATGCATGGCCACAGCCATGCACCCCGAAACGGCGCCCCTGTCGCCCCGCTCGCTGGGTAGAGGCGGCCTCTACCGCGCGCCCGCGTTGCCGATGCCGCGCCGGGCTGGCTCAAGGGCAACAGCACACGGGTCGCCGCAGCCGGCCCAGCCAACAGGACCGCCCAGGAGCACCCGATGAAGACCAAGCCCTTCCTGCTCGCCACCGCCGGCTCCACCGTCGATGGCCGCACCATCGATGACGCGATGCTGCAGCAGATCGCCTCGAGCTACGATCCCAAGACCTATGGCGCCCGGCTCAACATCGAGCATATTCGCGGCGTCACGGGCGAAAGCCCCTTTCGCGCCTATGGCGACGTGGTCGAGCTGTCGATCGGCAAGACCGAGGTCAATTTCAACGGCAAGAAGGAAACGCGCACCGCGCTCTATGGCGTGTTCGACGTCAACGAAGACGCCAAGAAGCTCAATGAGGCCGGGCAGAAGGTCTACCCCTCGATCGAGATCGAGCCGAACTTTGCGGGCAAGGGCTTTGCCTATCTCATGGGCTGTGCCCTCACCGACAGCCCCGCGTCGATTGCCACCCAGCGCCTGGAATTCAACCGTTCGCTGCCCGGCGCGCTCACCGTGGCAGGCGAAACGCCCGAGCCGCTGGAATTCCCCGACGATCCCGAGGCGAACGGCCCCGGCCTGATCGCGGCTTTCACCGCAGCCCTGGATCGCGTCGCCTCCAAATTTTCGCCCGCGCCCAAGACCGACCCCGCGCCCCCGGCCGATCCCGCCCAGCCCGCCGCGATGGACTTCGCCCAGCTGCGCCCGCTGTTCGAGGAAATGGGCACCGGCTTCGCCAAGGCCATGGCCGATCTGCGCAACGAATTCCGCGCGGATACCGATGCCCTGGCGGTGAAGCTGCAGAAGCTCGAGGCCACCCAGGAAAAGACCCCGGCCCACGACTATCGCGCCCGCACCCGCGCGGACGGCGGCGCCGCGAACTACGAAGACGTTTTCTAAGCCGCCCCTCGCCCGCCCCGCACCCCGTCACCACAGGACCTGAAACACATGGGTTACAATCTCTCCGATCGCGGCCGCCGGGCGCTCGACGGTCTCTATGCCGCCATCGAGCAGCGCAACAATGCGCCGCGCGGTGTCAGCCACCAGTTCTCGCTGGATCCGACTTCGGAACAGCGGCTCGAGGATCTCCAGCGCGAAAACGTCGGCTTCCTGCAGCGCATCAACGTGCCGGGTGTGCGCGATCTCACCGGCCAGGTGATCGGCCTGGGCGCCACCAACATGATCGCCTCGCGCCGCAGCCGCGCAAATCTGCCGCGCCAGCCCCGCTATGTGGGCCAGCTGCAGGACCGCGAATACCTGCTCAAGAACACGCTGTTCGATACCTGGCTGCCGTGGGAAACCATCGACAATTGGTCGAAGTTTCCCGACTTCGCCACGCGCTATTCGCGCCAGGTCGCGATCTCGGTGGCGCTGTCGCGCATCATGGTGGGCTTCCACGGTGTGACGGCGGCGGCCGATACCGATGCCGAAGACAACCCGATGGGCGAAGACGTCAACATCGGGTGGCTGCAGAAGCTCCGGCTCGAGCGCGCCGATCACGTCATGGGCCGGGAAACCGTGACTGCCAACGGCGTGACCACCGCGACCGGCGCTGCCAAGCCGATCTACATCGGCCCCGACAGCAACGTGGCGCAGGGCGATTACAAGAACATCGATGCCCTGGCCTATGACCTGATCGCCGGCATGCCGAGCTGGGCGCGCGCTTCGACCGATCACGTCGTTATCGTGTCGCAGGATCTGGTGGACGAGAAGTATTTCCCCATGATCAACCGTCCGCTGTCCGACACCATCGATGGCGGCCGTTCCACCAGCGACCAGGTCACCAGCGACATCGTCATGTCGACCAAGCAGATCGGCGGGCGCCCGGCGGCAATCGTGCCGTTCTTCCCCGAAGGCACCATGCTGATCACGCCGCTGGGCCAGCCCAACGCGACCGACAGCAGCAACTTGTCGATCTACTACCAGGAAGGCTCGCGCCGCCGTTACATCGAGGACAAGCCCGAGTTGATGGCCGCGCTGGTCGACTACAACTCGGTCAACGAAGGCTATGTGATCGAGCACACCGATTACGCCGTGATGGCCGAGAACATCACCTTCGGCGACCGCCCGTAATACCCGAGGGCTTTGATGGGGAACCTGCCGTGGCCGGCGGCACCCCGGAGCCAGCGCACCGCAGGGGAGGCCACGCGCCCCTGCGGACCACCCGCAACAGGACCAAGCCCCATGAGCAGCCCTTTCCGCCGCCACAAGCAGCGGGTGCAGGCCATCCGCGCCGGCGCCGCCCCGTCCGTCGACAGTACGGCGCCCGCCGAGCCGGACACCAGCACGCCCGAAGGCAAGGAATACGCCGCCCTGCGCGTGCTGCTCCACGACAACCTGCGCGCCCTGAAGGACATTGCCAGCCACGAGGCGCGCATCCCCAAAAAGCGGGAATTTGCCAGCGCATTCGAAGCCTGGATCACTGGCGTCCTCGAGGCTGGCGATCAGGGCAAGGCCGCCCAGGACGAGATTCTGGTCACCAATATGCTTTGGGCGATCGACTATCGCGATTTCGATTATGCCCTGGCGCTGGCCGCGCATGCGATCCGCTTCCACCTGGTGCTGCCCGGCTTCACCCGTACCGTCGCATGCGTCGTGGCCGAGGAAATCGCCGGCATCGCGCTCGCCCAGGCCGAGGCCGTGCCGCACGAAGCGCTGTTGCGTACGCTGGAGCTGGTCAACGGCGCGGATATGCCCGATCCGGTCATGGCCAAGCTCTACAAGGCCATCGGCCGCAGCTTCGCGCGCAAGGCGGACGATTTCGATCCGGCCGCCGACAACGCCCCGGCCGGGGGCAAGGCCGCCTACATCGAAGCTGCCCTGACCACGCTTTCGCGCGCCCTGGTCCTCGACCGCAACATCGGCGTGAAAAAGGATATCGAGCGGCTCGAGCGCCAGAAGAAGTCCATGGCCGAGCAGGCCGCCGCTACCTGATCCACGTATCGCCCACGGCGCTGGGGGGCGGATGGTGGGCCGTGCAGCCGCTTTGCGGTCAAGCCCGGTCAACCATCCCCACCCCCCAAAACCTTCAAGGAACCGCCACCATGTCCACCGGCGTCATTGCAGTCCCTGCCGCCCCTTGGGATCCCGATGACGCGCAGGTTGTGGCCGATGGCTGGTTCCCGCCCATCAAGCTCGCCACCGTGCGCGATTCCGTGCGCCTGGGCGATGGCACGATCAGCACCGAACGCCTTACCATGGCGATCGAAGGCGCCATGCTGCACGCGTTCCGCGAGCTTTCCACCTGGCGCACTGCCAAGGCCAGCGCCGGGGTGGCGGAGCTGGCCGACGTGACCACCGAAACGCTCAACGGCGCCAACGTGGCGGTGAAGCTGTGGGAACGGATCGTCACCTATTTCGCCGCCGCAGATCTCTATGCCGCCTACCGCGACATCAGCGCCACCGACCAAGGCCTTGATCGCGCCCTCGAAAAGGATACCTCCGCCGACGAAGCCCGTCGGGTCGCACTGGGGGCCGTGGCCGATCTGCGTTCCATCGGTGGAGCGCAGGTCGGCCGCAATCGGGTGCGATTGATCTGATGGCCCGCACCGCGACCGCGCTCCAAGGTGAAACCGTCGACGAAGTATGCTGGCGCGTGCTGGGCTACACGCGCACCGTGGTAGAGCAGGTGCTCGAGCTGAACCCAGGCCTCGCCGCGCTTGGCCCCCGCCTGCCTGCTGGCACCGTCATCGTCCTGCCCGAGGCGTCGTCGTCCGCCGCCGCGCAGACCCTCGAAACCGTCAGTCTGTGGGATTGAGCCATGCGCAAGATCGATAGCCTGCGCCAGGTGCTCTCTACCTCGATCGAGGATCTGGCCAAGTCCAACGAGCGCCTGCGCGTCTGGATGGATCGCGGCACGGTGCAGTGCCGGCAGACGGCCACCTTTGGCTTCGCCATGGCCTATCGCGTCAATGTCCTGCTGATGGACATGACCACCGACATCGCGTCGATCGGCTATGTCATCTGCGCCTGGCTGCGCATCAACCAGCCCGACCTGCTGACGCCCGGCAAGGATGCCTTCGCGCTGGATCTCGATGTGCTCGACAACGGCAAATATGACGCGCTGATCCAGATCGACTTGAAGCAAAACGTCACCTGCGCCCTAAACGCGCAGGGCAAGATGCAGGTGGACTATCTGCCCGAGCCGGAGCCGCTCTTTGCCGACGATCTGCCCTTCCCCGGCCTCGACGCCGTGCCCGTGCTCAAGGCCGTGTCCGTGAGCGGTGACGGCCAGATCGCCCCCTTCGATCCGGCCGCCTGATGGCTGACGATGATCTGACCCGGCTCGACGAGTGGTTCGGGCAGATCCTGCAGGGCCTTGCCCCGGCCCAGCGCCGCCGTGCGGCCATGAAGCTGGGCCAGGCCCTGCGCCGCAGCAACCTCAAGCGCATCAGCTCGAACACCAATCCGGACGGCACCCCGTTCGAACCGCGCAAGGCCCGCTATGACCGCCAGGGCCGGCTGCGGATGAAAGCCGGCGCCAAGATGTTTCGCGGCCTGCGTATGGCCAAGCAATGGAAGATCGATGCGGACCAGGACGGCGTGGAAATCGCGCCAGCCTCGCCCGTGGCCGCGCGCATGGGCCGCGTCAGCCAGTTCGGCGAGACGATCACGGTCGGCCGCCTGCGCAACGGCAAGCGCATCCGCGCGCGCTACCCCGAACGCCGCCTGCTGGGCCTGTCCGATGAAGACGAGAATCTGGCCATGCTCATCGCAGCCGAAATGATCGATGTCGGCTCACCCAACAACTAATTGGAGAGCACGTCATTCGAACCGGCTACCGAGGTCATGGTCGCGCGCATCCCAATCTCGAATACTCTGTTCGAGACGCTCGCCAGCCGCACGTGACCAAGCCCGAACCTGAGGGTCACGATGGTCCGCTAGGGCAGCAACCAACGGGCGTCGACGCACGAAGCGCTGCGAGAACGGGCCCCATCCCGCCCCCGACAAGAAGCGCCGCTCGAAGCGAAGCAGCACCGCAGCCGGGTCGGGGCTCGCATCTACCAGCGAAAGCGCGATTGGTGTCCAGCGCAGCGTGTCACTGGTTGCGTCCTTGACGAAATAGGGCACGAGCTCAGCGACGCGCACCGACCGTTTCTCAGGGGCCTCCGCAACCCAGGCGAGCAGCGTTTCATTGTCGAGTTTGTCGCCGCTGCCGTCGCGACCATCGTCATCGGCGTGCCTGCCGCCAAAAAATTGCTCGACCAGATAGTCATTAACCTCCTGCCCGACTATTTCGTCGAGGACGACTGCAGGGAAACGATTCATCAGCAGAGTGCAGAGTTCATGGAAGTCCCGATAGCTTCGGTACTTGCCCCGCGCCAGCGAGCGCAGTGTCGCGCACACTCGGCCGGCAGCATCAGTTGCGTCCTTTCCTACTAGGACTGTTCTAGCAATCTGGGCCAATTCGTGTCCGTGGCGCTCAAGGTCGTTGGAATAGCTTTGCGGATCACAAAGGAAAGTCCGCCCCAACGCGATCAGCGCCGGATCGACGGTGCGGTTGTCGGTTCGGTCCGCAAAAATGCGCATCTGCAAAACCTGGATGGCGGGCAATATACCACCGTCTATGCCGTAGAGTTCGGCCAAGAAACTGGCGAGGTCGGCTGCGGGAATCGGCTCTGTGGCTCGGCCCATCATCAATGCCTCAAAGGCGGCAGGCGCGATATAGCCCTTTTCGAGCGCATGGCTGAAACGGCGAAGCGCGGCTACATCCAGTGGGATAGCACTGTGCAACCGGACCAGGTGAGGAGCCAGGTTGGGGTTGTCGGCGACGATATCAAGCTTGGCGTGAACCCAGTCCGGATCTCTTCCATTCATGCCGGCGAAGATGCCGCCAAGCAGGTGCGGATCCACCTGCTCGGGGGATGCTGTAAACAGTCCAAACGCTACGGCCCACAATGGGTACGGATCGTCGCTATGGCGAGTAAGCCCGGTCATGAATTGCCAGACACTGTTCTGCCCCTGGGACACGGCCGCGCGCGCGATAAAAGGCGAGGGATCATGTTTGCACCTTGCTAGGTGGCGGCCGACTGCTTGAGCAAGCAGCCCAGCATTGCGCACCGGATTTTTAGAGCGCCCGCTTGGATGCCAGTGCCGCCACGGAGCGCCAAGAACGAAAGTTTCAAACAAGTCATCGAATGTGCGGGGTCGGAAGTCCTGCTCGAGTTCATGGAGTTGCGTGAGCAGTTCCTTGTCGGTGGTGTTCTCGCCCTCATCAGAGCGGCGGGCCGAGAAGTGGAGCGCGTCGTTCACCGCGCGCCAGCCTTCCTCCCAGTAGGTGCCGCCCTGCAGTGCGCGCATCGCCTCAAAGGCCAGCGTGCCAATCCCGTTGTTGAGGTGCTGACGGAAGTGTTTGGCGATAATCTTGCGCGCCTGTGCCGCATGCGGGCCACCGTCCTTTGCAACCTTGAGCAGGCGTTGGTACGCCGCCTCATACCATGCGTGAAAACCGGCACCATTTGGCGGGCGCCATTCGGTGAGCACCTGCCGCGCCCCGAATTCGAGATTGAGCGATGAGCTTAAATGACCCGTAGTCAACATTTGGTCGAGAGCTTCGACACCAATCTTGCCGATCGACTCTTTAGGGTCGCCTAGCAGCCGATCGACGAAGGCAAGCCGGGCGTTTTGGTCGGCGAGCGTGAATGAGAGGACGGGCGAGAACCGCTCCAACAAATGAATCTTGGCTGTGTCGTGTCCCAGCGGGAGTTCGGCAAGCGCAAAGGCAAGCAATGCTTCAACCGCACGGGCAAATAGCATAGGATCATGTGCGATCAGCACGAGCAGTTGGGTCAGTTCGCTTCGTTGATCACGATTGGGATCAACAAGCGTTGCACAGGCAGGGCCAGCTAGGCTGCGCTCGATTGCCCGCAGCGCCGCGTTGGGTGCCGCGGGCGCAGCGCGCAGGAACGCGCGCTGCATATCGCCGGACAGCAGCTCAGGCCGCGACAGCGCTCCCCCCTCCCCAAACATCCTCTCCGCCAACCGAACGGCAGCCACCTCATCGTGAAGGTTTCCGATCCGCCGCGCAAACGAGGCGAAGAGGCGCGACGGCCCTGCGAGGAAGCGCGCCAGCAAAGATTCCGGATCGCTTCTGCGGATCAGCGGCGCCGCAAGCATGTTGGCGAGAGGCGGCGGCATCACCGCTCGTTGCGCACCGCGCTGCTGCGTCACGCCCCAGTCGAGGAAGGTCGCGATGTTCCGATAGAAGTGATCGGCATCGACGCCCGCGATTCCCGCCAGCACACCATGTTCGCTCGCATGACCGTCGCCTGCCGATGTGTAAAAGGCGTAGACGAGCGAGGCCGCCTCGGCGCAGATCCGAGCCGATGGTTCCCGCTCCTGTCGGTTCGCCTGGAACAATCGCTCCACGAGCTCACTGTCGTTGAGCTTGGACAGGTCGCCGCCCTCGGCGCCGGTCTCGGCAATCTTTAGTGCGATTCGCGCGTTGCCGCCTGAAAATTGGGCGAGATGCCGCCACTCCGCGTCTGTGAGCTGAGGGAACCGCTGCTTGAGCACCGCATACAAAATATCCTCGCTGTTGTTGCCGAGAGCAACAAGGCGTCCGAGGGGCTGTTCGCTGCCGATATCATAGTCGATCGTTAACAGGCTGGCCCGGCTCAGTTTGTGGCCAACTATCTGGGCAAGCTGATTGTGCGTGCGTTGCGCGCAATTATCGACGACGATCACCGCCTCGGTTCCTGACATCGCGATCTGTTCGGCAAGCAGCGCCGGGCTTGTCGCTAGGTCGAGACCGGCGTCGCCATAAATAGCTCGCGAGGCAGCAAGCGGCGGTCCAACGTCGATCCTCTGATCGAACAAGGCTTCAGCGAGGCGCGTCTTGCCCATGCCGGAAATGCCGATAAGACGCACCACGCCCCCGGGCTGCACGAGGACAGATCGAATCTCGTTGATCGCGGCCTCAATGCTCGTTTCTGCTCCGTTGCTCGTCACTCGCACCGTGGCGTCGAACAAATAAGGCTTGGTTTCCGCTTCCGGCGCCGACCAACCACCATAAGGGCGCCATCCCCTGATGGGCCTCCCGATTTGGCCGAGCAGCCATATCGCAACGCCGAGATGCGCGTTGGTCCAGCGCGCCACGCGGTCGGCGCCGTAGAAATCGAGCGCGACCTTATCTTTGCCGGGGACATCCGCGAGAGCGGCGCGCATCGCGATCAGACGCTGCTCACGTGCCGATTTGGATGGGTCATCAGTCGAAAAGATGATGTAGGCGCCACCCTTATCCGCAAGTTCGGCAAATATCGGTCGCACGATACCCTTCGGGCGCATTTCCTTCGCGAGCTTGCGTGGTGCCATTGCCTCGGCTTTGCATTGGAAATAGACGGTGCGGCGCGGCAGCCAATCGCCTGGCTCGGGGCTGCCATTCCATTCGATTGCGCCATCGACACCGCCATCGGCGGCGATTTGGTTACCGCCGACTTCGATGCCCGACGCCAATATCCCATTCTTCTTAGCCTCGGCCATGAGCAAGCGCTCTAGCAATTCACGCAACAGTACGTCCGACACCGCGCGGACCATTTCCTTGGTGACTTCGAACGGACCCAACTTATCTATCCTCCATCGCTGCCTGTCCCTTACCAAGATTTTCGGCTCGATGCTTGGTTAGGGGCAGTCGAAAACTTGGACTGCTATTTTCATAAGGTTTTCAAAGCAAATCGGGATATGGCTCAAATACTGCTCGGCTGCAAACGGCCTCTTGTCGCCGTATATGAGGCGGTAGAGCGGACCCGCAACGGCGGCGCATTTGACATAAAGCGTCGATCGGCAGGCCGCGTGGCTCTGCGCTGGACAGGTAGAGCCAGCCTCTACCCGTCCAGCGCCTCCCCGCGCGCGCGAAGCCGCGCCATGCCGGGGCCATGGCCGACAGCACCACCGCAATTGACCTTTCCCAGCTCCCCGCCCCCACGGTGGTGGAGCAGCTGTCCTACGAGGACATCCGCGCCGCTGCCGTGGCCAAGATGGTGGAGGATTTGCCCACCTTCGACGCCACGGTAACCAGCGATCCGGCGGTCAAGGTGCTCGAGGTCTATGCCTACCGCGAACTGCTCCTGCGCCAGCAGTTCAACGAGCGGGCCAAGCAAGTGATGCTGGCCTATGCCACCGACACGAACCTGGACCAGCTGGGCGCGCTGCTCAATGTCGCGCGGCTGAGCGGCGAGCAGGACGATGCCTACAAGGCGCGCATCCAGCTGGCGCCCGAAGCCTTTTCGGTGGCCGGGCCGGCCAGCGCCTATCGCTATTATGCGCTCTCCGCCGCCAGCACGGTTGCCGATGCCAGCGTGACCAGCCCCAAGCCCGACGACATTCGCGCGCTGGTGCTGGGCATGCTGGCCGACCATGGCGCCGAGGCCGGGCTGGTGGCGGCGATGACTGCCGCGCTCGATGGGGCGACCTGGCCGGGCACGGTGATTGTCGCGCTGCTCTCTGCGCAAGGCGACGGATCGGCCAGCGACGATGAGATCGAGGCCGTCGAATTGGTGATTGCCGAAGACGAGGACGTGCGGCCCGTCACCGATCTGCCCCAGGTGCGCTCGGCCGAGATTGTCGAATACGAGATCGATATCGATCTGACGCTGTTCAGCGGCCCCGATGAAACCGTGGTGCTGGCCGCCGCGCAGGCCGGGGTGGAAGCCTACAAGGCCACCTCGCGCAAGCTGGGGCGCTCGATCACGCGGGCCGGGCTTTATGCCGCTGCTGTTGTGGCGGGCGTGCAGAACGCCCTGGTCAACAAGCCGGCGGCCGATGTGACCGTGGGCCGCACGCAATGCGCCAATTGCGTGGGCACCGCCGTGAGGATTGCCGGCCGTGTCGAGTGACAGCCTGCTCCCGCCCAATTCCACGCCGCTCGAGGTGGCCTTGGCGCGCCTGGGCTTGCGCTTCGACGATATCGACCTGCCGATCGAGCAGCTGTGGGATCCGGCGACGTGCCCCATCGCGGTGCTGCCCTGGCTGGCCTGGTCGCTGTCGGTCGACAAGTGGGACGCCGATTGGTCGGAAGAGCAGAAGCGTGCCGTCACCGCCCGCGCCATTGCCGACCAGCGCCGCAAGGGCAGCGTTACGGCGGTCAAGGCTGCGCTGGCCGGGATCGATAGCCTGTTGACCCTGGTGGAATGGCACCAGACTGCCCCGCGCGGCGTGCCGCACACCTTTGCCGTGCACTTGCCGGCGATCGGCGCCGATGGCGTGGCGGGCGGCGCGCGGGTTTCGGCCGCCACCACGGCGCAGATCATTGCCGATGTCGTGCGTGTCTCGCCCGCGCGCAGCCATTTCGACGTGGTGATCGACCTGGCCGTGGCGGGCGCCACCGCCGCCACCGGCGCCGCCCATGCCGCGCTCTATCGCCGCGTCGCCGCCGGGCCGGACACCAGCGGCACCGACTGGGCCGCGCTGATCACCGACGAGATCGGCGAACCGCTGACCGACGATACCGGCCAATTTCTCGATGGGAGTGCCGCTTGATGACCGCGCTTGTCCTGCAAATCACCGACGCGGGCCGCGCGGCCATGGTCGATCCGGCGGGCGGCACGCGCACCGTGCGCATCGCCTCGGCCGGGCTGACCGCCGCCACCTTCATCGCCGCGCCCACGCTCGAGGCGCTGCCGGGCGAGTTCAAGCGGCTCGACACCGTTTCCGGCCAGGCCGTGGCGCCCGACACCGTGCACCTCACGCTGCGCGATAGCGGCACCGATGCCTATGCCGTGCGCGGTTTCGGGCTTTACCTCGAGGACGGCACGCTGTTTGCCGTCTACGGCCAGGCCGATGCCATCCTTGAAAAGGCAGCGGCGGCCACGTTCTATCTGGCCATCGACTGGACGCTGGCCGCTGCCGACGTGGCCGCGATTACGTTCGGCGACACCACGTTCTTGAACCCGCCCGCCACCGAGCAGGTGGCCGGGGTGGCCCAGCTGGCGACCATTGCCGAAGCGCTGGGCGGCCTGGTGGCCGACAAGATGATCACCCCCGCCACGATGGCCCAGGTGCTGGCCGGCTATGTCAATGCCGCGCAGCTGGGCGCGGCCGGCGGGGTGGCAACGCTGGGCGAAGATGGCAAGCTGGCGGTGGAGCAGCGCCCGGCCATCGACCTGATCGACGTCTGGCCGGTGGCCGACCAGGCCGCGATGCTGGCCAAGGCCGATGCGACGGTGGGCGACTTCGCGGTGCGCGCCGACAACGGCCTGGTCTATGTGCTGCAGGCCCTGCCGCCCAGCACGCTGGCCAACTGGCTGGAGATCACCACGCCATCCCCGGTCGGCTCGGTCAACGGCAAGGTCGGCGCCGTGGTGCTCAATGCCGGCGATGTCGGCGCGGTGCCCAGCGGGCGCAAGGTCCAGACCAGTGGCGGCCTGCTGTCGGGCGGCGGCACCCTCGCGGGCGATCTCACCCTGTCGCTCACTGCCGCCAGCGCAGCCGAAGCGGCGGCGGGCGCGGCGGGCGACAAGGTGCTCACCCCGGCCAGCCTCGCCACGATCCTCGCCACCCTGGCGGCCAAGGCCAATGGCGCGGCCACCGTTTCGGCGGGCGGGCTGCTGACCGGCGGCGGCGCGCTCTCGGGCAATCCCACGATCAGCCTGGCGGCGGCCAGTGCGGCCGAGATCCTCGCCGGCACCGAGGCGGGCAAGGCGGTGACCCCGGCGGGCCTGGCCGGTCTGCCCAAGAGCCTCACCCCCAATGGCCTGTGGACCTTCCCCGGCGGGCTGAAGCTGATGTGGGTGCAGGTGCGCCAGCTGATCAACACCGAGCGGGTGATCACCGTCGCCTATCCCGACAGCTTTGCCAGCTTCGTGGTGCCGCTCGCGCTGGTTGGCTGGAACAACGCCTTCTCGATCAGCCGCGATCTCTGGCTCCAGTTCGTGGGCGATCCCGGCCTGTCCAGCTGCACGATCCAGACCCAGTCCGACGACGGCCAGGACATGCGCCTCGACGGCTTCAACGCTCTTTTCCTGGGGGTGTGACCATGTCCCACATCTATTACAGCGCCGCACGTGGCGGCTTCTTCCACGCGGCCAACCACGCCACGCTGCCCGACGATGCCGTGCGCGTCTCGCGCCAGCGCCACCGGCAGTTGTTGGACGCCCAGGCCCAGGGCTGCCAGATCGTGCCGAACGACAAGGGCCGCCCGGTGCTGGCCCCCGTGGCGCCGCCCAGCCTCGAGCAGCTGCGCGCCCAGGCCACCGCCGCCGTCAACCGCGAAGCCGCGCGCCGCATCAAGGCCGTGGCCACCATCGAGCGCCAGACCAACGACAACGCCCTGATCGCCCAGGCCGCCCTGGCCGCCGCCACCGGCGCCGCGCAACCCGCCGGCCTCGCCGAAGCGCTCGCCCGCCGCGCGGCGATCGACGCCGTTCGCGCCGCGTCCAACCGCATCGCCGCTCTGATCGCGCAGATGCCGGCGGCAAACCTGACCGACTTTGACGCCACGGCCGAGCGCTTGTGGGTGGAGGGCTGATCCATGGCCAAGATTTCCGACCTTCCTTTGGTCGCGGAGCCCAGCGGCACAGAAACCGCCGTCATCCTCAAGGACGGCGTGGCCCAGCGCGCGCCGCTCGATCAAGTGGTGATGGCCGCTTCCGCGCCCGCGCTGGCGGCGATGCAATTGCTGCGCAATCAGACAGCCGACCAGGCTGCGGCGGCAGCGGCCAGCGCGGCGGCGGCCGGCGCAGCGGTCGATGCCCGGCTCGGTCTGCTCAATCCGGTCGAGTTCGAGGCTTGTGGCTGGCTCGATGTGCTGGTCGATGCCGATTTCCGCATCATCGCGGGCGTCGATGATACCGGCGCGATCTACATCGAGGGTGTGCGCGTCGCCGCGCCCGCGCAATACAACTACGGCGGCCAGGTCGTGGTCTATCTCGACGCGGTCGAATATGAGGCTTGCGGCTATCTTGATGTCGAAGTCGATGCCGATTTCCGCATTCTGTCCGCTACGGAATTGCCGGGCACCGCCACGCCGCCGCCGGTCGATCCGGCCACGCTTTACGACCTGATCGACCTGTCCGACGGGGTGAACACCGCCACCCATTCGCTTGCCCGCGCCGATGGTGCGCTGGTCAAGCTGGCGCCGGCGGGATCGGATCACACGGCGCTGGCGATCCGCCCCGATGGCTTTGCCGTCTACCGCTCCACCCGCGCCAATGGACCGCCTGGCGGGCTTTTCGCGCGCGATCTGGCCGGGCTCGGCCCGGAACGGCCGCTCGTGCCCTATCGCCGCATCGTTGCCGTGGGCGATAGCCTCACTTACGTCGCGGGCATTGCGGCCAATTCCTATTGGTACAAGCTGGGCCAACGCCTGGGGTGGCCCGCCGTTGGCTTCGGCGTCAACGGCCAGACCGCGCGCCAGGCGGCGGCTCGCTATGGCGCAAGGCCGGTCTATGTGGCGCTCACCGGCGACCAGATTCCCGCCACGGGCAGCGCCGCGCTGACCGCGATCAGCGAAAGCCCGATCACCCCCGGCCTGCCGAACCTGGTCATTGCCGGCACTCTGGCCAACGTGGCGGGCAAGCTGTCGTGGGACCAGAACACGGGCATCTTCGCTTTCACCCGCAGCGCGGCAGGCGCCGCAGTGGCCGTGGCACCGGGCACCCGCTTTTATCCCACCGGTGCGGGCGTCGGCTCCGGCGCCATCGTCCCCTATCAGTGGGACGGGCTGCTGATCGCCTGGGCGGCGCGCAATTCGTACTACGAGGCCGAGAGCATCATCGAGAACCTCGAGCTGATCGTCGCCGCGCAGATGCCGCTGTCGAAGCGCTTCTTCGTGCCGCTGTGCCTCTATTCCAACGAGGACGGCATCGGCACCAGCAACCGCCAGGTGATCGACCGCACCAACGCCATGATCAAGGCGCGCTGGCCCAAGAACTGGATCGATTTCAACGGTCCCCTGCAGAATGCCGGCAATGGCAGCGCGCAGGATCTGGCCGATATCGCCGCCGGCTACACCCCCACATCCCTGCGCATCAAGGACAGCGACGGCACCACCGTCGATTTCCTGCACACCAATGCCGCCGGCAACGCCGTCCAGTCGGACACCCTCTACAACGCAATCGTCGCGAAAGGCTGGAACCTGTGAGCACCGCCGTCAACGCCCGGCAATATGCCGAACTCCACACCAACAACCCCGCCTACAAGGTCTTGCAGCGCGACAAGATCATCGACGAAGGCACCATCGGCCTGTTCGATTTCGGGTACAAATGGGGCTACGCGGCAAGGGTTTCGCCCGTGGTTGGCGGAACCAGCTTTGCCAACTTCGTGAAGGGCGGCGCGCCTGCGGTGAACGGCCCGCTCGCCAAGGCTTGGGCTGGCAACCAGATCGCTTTTCCCATGGGCCATGCCAGCGCGAATGTCGCGCTTCCCGCCGCGTGGAAAATGCCGGCCGGCGCCAGCCATTTTGCCATCGGCTTTTTGGGCAAGGTCGCCACGTCGGGCTATCCCACCGGGGCGGCGGGCACCCAGAACGCATTGATCCTGGGCTGTCGGGCAGGCGGGAACGCGCAGTATCAGTTCTATTTCCAGTACGACAAGACGACCGGGGCGATGACCAGGGCGTTTCTCGGGTTCAACCTGCAGCTGTTCGACATCACGGCCTTCATGCCCACCGATGGCCTGGAGCATCACTTCGCCATCGAGTTCGAAGTGATCACCGCAAGCACCTGGCAAGCGCGGTTCTGGGTGGACAATGCGATCAAGTACACCAGCCCCCCGCAGGCCTGGTCCGGAGCGCTCAACCAGGCCGGCGCCGCCGTCCCGGCAATCGGCGCCTATTACCAGGCCAGCACCTATGAAACCGCCGCGTTCTCGATCGGGCGCATCTGGTTGCAGGATCCCACGATTGCCGGCGCCAAGAGCATCGCGGCGATGAACGCGGCCGATTTCGCCAGGAACTTCGCGCGGTTCGGGTAAGCGGTAAGCCCCGCCTCTACCCACTCACCCCGTCCCCCCGCGCGCGCGATGGCCTTACCACTGGCCATCGCGCGCGTTTGCGCATGTGCCGCCAGGGACCGACCCGTGAAACACTATTTCGATGCTCTGCCCGACGGCGTGAAGCACGCGCTCGATCTCACATCCATTGCCGCCTTGCTCGGGAGCCTGATCAGCGTGCTGCCTGCCATCGCTTCCGTGCTCACCATCGTCTGGACCGCCATCCGCATCTACGAGACGCCCACGGTCCAGGGCCTGATCCATCGAAAGGAACGGCTATGACCAGCATTGCCGATTTGCAGGCGCGCATCGGCGCCAAGCCCGATGGAGACTGGGGGCCGAAATCCAAGGCCGCCCTGCTCACCCGCTTCGCCAACCGCACCGCCCCCGCGATCACGGCGGCCGATGTCGCTGCCATGGCCAAGCGCCTGGGCTGCTCCTATCGCCAGCTCGATGCCGTCCGCACCGTGGAATCGGCGGGCAAGGGCTTCGACGGCGATGGCCGGCCCAAGATCCTGTTCGAGCGCCACAAGTTCCATCGCTTCACCGCTGGCAAGTTCTCGCCCGCGCCGTTCAGCCAATCCGCTGCAGGCGGCTATACCATCGATGCCGATCGCAACGGCGTGAACGACAACTGGGACAAGCTCTCGGCCGCCATCGCCACGGGTGCGGTCGATGGCGCGTTCATGTCGGCCAGCTGGGGCGCGTTCCAGATCATGGGAGAGTGGTGGGACGAGCTGGACTATGCCAGCCCGTTGGACATGGCGCTCGGCTGCGTCGCCAGCGAAGCGGCCCATCTCGAAATGCTTGGCCGCTATATCGAGCATTTCCGGCTGAACAGCGCCCTCGCCGCGCTCACCAGCAACCCCGTCACCTGCCGCGCCTTCGCCGCCGCCTACAACGGCCCCGGCTATCGCGCGAACCGGTACGATGAAAAGCTCGCCGAAAGGATGGCCGGATGATCACGCGCATCCTCACTGAACTGCGCACGCTGCAGCGCTATTGGAGCGTGCGTCTCGCTGCCCTGGCCGCCTTGATCGCCGCCTGGCTGGTCAGCGATCCCACTGTGCTCCCCCGCCTGGTCGATACGCTGCCCGAGGCCTGGCGCCCGGTAGCCTCGATCCTTGTTGGCTTCGCCACCTTCGCCTTGCCCACCATCGCGCGCTGGCTTCCCCAGCCCGGCGCAGCGCCAACGGAGGCAGGCGAATGACCTCGCTCATTACCAAGGTTCTCGCCCTGATCCGCCAACGCCCCGGCGCTTCCCTTGTCGCCCTGGCGCTGCTGGCCTGCGCCGTCGCCCTGGGATGGCTCCTGGTCGACCGCGCAAACCTGCGCGCCGATCTCGCCACCGCTCAGACCGAGCTGGCCAAGGTCAAGGATGCCCAACCCGCCGCCCGCGCTGCCCAGGCGGCCGTCAACCATCAACCGGCCGCCGTCTCGGCCACGATCGCGGAGATCTCCGATGCGCAAGCCTCTGCCTATTACGAGCGCGGCCGCGCTGCTGGCGCTGCCTATGCTGCTGCTCACCGCGTGCCAGCATCCTGTCCTGCAAGTCAGCCCGGACACGCCGATCTGCCCGGAGCCGATCACCCTGCCCCGCTCGATGACGGCGCCGGTTCAGCAGCCGACGATGTTGCCCTCTCCCGCGCCGACTTCGAAATCCTCACCGGCAACAGCCTCCGCCTCGCCCAGGTGTATCAGGATGCCCAAGCCCTGATCGCCGCCGGCATCGCGGTCGCCCCGCCGGACGCGCCCGCGCCATGACCGACGACGAAGACATCCCGGCCGACCCCTCCACCCTGATCCGTCTGGGCACCATCGTATCGGTCACGCTGTCCCCGCCCCGGTGCGTGGTGCGCTATGGCGACCCGGAGACCGACGAAGACTGCGAAACCCCGCCCATCCGCTGGCTGGCGGGCCGCGCTGGTAAGACGCGCAACTGGTCCCCGCCCAGCGAGGGCGAAGAAGTCGTGCTCCTCTCCCCCGATGGCCAGATCGGCAACGCCGTCGCGCTCCTAGGCCTCAACAACGACAACGCGCCGCCCCCAGGCAACACTCTCGCCGAAGTGGTCGAATATGAGGACGGCGCGCGCGTTGGCTATGACCCCGAAAGCCACGCCCTCACAGCTATTCTGCCCGCGGGCGCCACTGCCACGATCGAGGCGACAGGTGGCATCGCCATTCACGGAGACGTGACGATCGAGGGTAAGCTAACCGCCAGCGAAGATGTGATCTGCGGCGGGAAAAGTTTCAAGAATCATACGCATGGCGCCGTTCAGGGGGGTTCCGGCCATACGGCTCCGCCGGACTAGAAGCAGCATTATGATCACGAACACTGGACCAGTCCAGCTACGCACCGGTTCTGGATACCTTGCTGACAAACCGTTTCGATCAACTATACTGCAGATCGATTCTGCAATGGGGGCGGTATGGCAGTGGGCGTTGATGAACTTGTTAGTTGGATGCTTGGCAAAAATAGATATTTTTACCACTTCACGGATACGCGCAATCTACCATCCATCGACCAGTTCGGTCTATTGCCGATGTCACGGCTCCGCCAATCAGGCATCGCTCCTGTCACTGGTGGGAATGCCACCAGCCTGAGCATCGATGCGACAAAGGGGTACGATAAGTTCGTACATCTGTGCTTTCGAAGCAGCCATCCGATGGCGTATGCCGCGTGCAAAGAGGGACGAATTGCCGAGGCCCGATTTTTGAAAATTTCGCCAAACGTGCTGAAGGAAAGCGGCGTTCTCGTTTCAGATATGATAGTGACCGCCAACCAGGCCACCCTAGGGCCACCAAGTGAAATGCTTGCCAAGCTAGATTTAGAAATTCTTTACAAAACGCTCGATTGGAAAATACCTGAAGTCAGAGATCGTTTAAAAATTGCGGAAAAATACGAAATACTAGTGCCTAATTATGTAAAAAGAGAATTTATAATCGGACTATAGATGGCAAAACGTCCAATATTCATTCCAGTTCTAGACAAACATAGGTTTGTTTTGGAGAAGTATGTCGATTTTCATTGGCATGCTGGATTTTCTGTAAGCCAAAAGCAAAAGTCAATATCTGACCTGCATGAGATGGCTAAAAGAACTTGGCCGGTAAAAAATCCTTTAGAGATTTCGTCAAAATCAGATGTCCCGGCGGGAAAAGCCCTTTCCTCCTTTAATCTTACATTTTTTACGAAAAAAGGCCGCCGATTAACGGTTGAGTCAGCTTTTCAAGGAAGCAAAGTTTTTGAGGACGGTGGCCCCTATTTGGATATTTTCGAAAAATCCCCGTTAGAGGCCAAACGAGATGAAAGACTGAAAAATTCTGGTGGTCTTGTCGGATTTCAATTTTATGGTGTTTACTGGCCCCTAGAACCAAAGACGTGCTTTTACGACTGGCTATACATTAATGCATTGTTAAAAAATACAGAACTAGCAGCAGAAACATTACAATACGATTGCTTTACCGACATTGAGTTTAATCCAGAGAAGTCCATAAATTGCCAAGCGCGATCTGCTGCGCTCTACTGCGCCTTATACAACACCGACATGCTTGATTATTATTTGGAATCTCCCGAGCGTTTCCGCTCCCTCTACGCCGGCCGCGTGTCCGAACCTGGAATCAAAAACCCAAAAAATCTGATCTAGATTTTCGCCTCGCGCAAATCTGATGGTGAATTACACGGTAAAGCCCGCCCTTACCCGTACCCCGTCTCGCCTGCGCGCGTGGCGGGGGGCATGGCGCTGGGCATGAACGGCATGGACGCCACCACGGGAAAGCCCCTTTCGGGCGTTGCGCACCTGGCGCAGCGCGTGGGCCAGATCCTGTCCACGCCCATCGGCACCCGCGTCCAGCGCCGCGATTTCGGCTCGCTCTGGCAAGAGCTGATCGACCAGCCCACCAACGCCGCCACCGCGCACCTGCTGCGCGCCGCCACCGCGCTGGCCATCCAGACGTGGGAGACGGAATTGACCGTCACCAAGGTCACGCTTTCCGGCACCCCGGCCGAGGGCAACCTCGCGGCCAACATCACCGGCAAAACCGCCCAGGCCCTCGGCAACAGCCTGGTCACCCTCACCATCCCGCTCCCCGCGCCCACCCGCTGAAGGATCTTGGCCATGGCCCACGGCATCACCCTTATCGAATCCACCACCGGCACCCGCACGATCAGCACCAAGTCGAGCGCCATAATTGGCCTGATCGGCACGTCCACCGCCGTGGCACCCGAAAACCAGGCCGCGATCGATGCGGCGTTTCCGCTCAACACCCCGGTTCTGTTCACCTCGGCCGCTGTCGCCGCCGGCAAGGCAGGCAGCGCCGGCACGCTCAAGGCCGCGCTCGAGGCGATCGACGATGTGGTCACCCCCACTATCGTCATCGTGCGCGTGGCCGTGGGCGTGGACGAAGAGGCGCAGGATGCCGCCGTGATAGGCGCGACCGATGGCGCCAGCTACACCGGCATGCAGGCACTGCTCACCGCCGAGGCTGTCACCGGCTACCGCCCGCGCATCATTGGCGCCCCTGGCCTCGATACCCAGGCGGTGACCACCAAGCTGGCGATCGTGGCCAAGAAGCTGCGCGGCATTGCCTATGCCCGCGCGATCGGCGCCACCAATGCCGAGGCTCGCACCTATCGCGAGGAATTCGGCGCGCGCGAGCTGATGCTCATCTGGCCCAACAGCTCGGCCACCATCACCGGCGACGCCGTCGCCCGCGCGCTCGGCATGCGCGCCTATCTCGATGAAACGGTGGGCTGGCACAAAACGATCAGCAATGTGACCGTGCCCGGCATCACCGCGATCACGCAGGACGTGCATTACGATCTGCTCGACAACGACACCGATGCCGGCCTGCTCAACGATGCCGATATCACCACGATCATTCGCACGTCGGCGGGCTATCGCTTCTGGGGCAACCGCACCTGCGCGGGCGACGATCAGAGCCAGTATGTCTTCGAAAGCGCGGTGCGCACGCTCTACGCGCTGCAGGATGTGATCGCCGAAACCTTCAGCCCGTTCTTCGACCAGCCCATGACCGTGGGCCTGATCAAGGACCAGCTCGAAACGGCTAACGCGCAGTTCCGCAAGCTGGTGCGCGACGGCAAGGTGATCGGCGCCCAGGCGTTCTTCGATGCCGATGCCAACACCTCGGCCGAGCTGGCCGCCGGCCGTCCCAATTTCCGCATCCAGTTCACCCCCTGCGCCCCGATGGAAAACCCGCAGGTCAACCTGGTGATCACGGACATCTACTACACCGGCTTCGCGGCAAGCGTGACCGGCTGATCCCCTTCCCACCCGCGTCACCCCTGAAAGGATCCGGCCATGGGCCTCCCGCGCAAACTGAAGAACATCAACGCCTATGGCGCCAACCAGAGCTGGCTGGGCGTGATCGGCGAATTCGAGGAACCCAAGCTGGCCCTCGCCACCGACGATTGGCGCGGCGGCGGGATGATCGGCCCGATCAAGATCGACAAGGGCCTGGAAGCCCAGGAGGCCACCGTCACCATGGGCGGCCACACGCCCGAGCTGATCCGCATGTTCGGCACCACCGACGTGGCCGGCGCGCCGATGCGCCTGGTGGGCGCCTACCAGGCCGACGATGGCAGCGCCGCCCAGGCGGTGGAGATCTACCTCGGCGGACGCTTTAGCGAAATCGACCTGGGCAAGTCCAAGGCCGGCGACGAGACAGAGCACAAGTACAAGTGCGCGGTCGCCTATTACCGCCGCGTTGTCGATGGCGTCGAAGAGGTGGAGATCGACATGATCGCGGGTGTGTTCCGCGTGGATGGCGTCGATCGCTACGCCGAAATCATGGCTATCCTCACCAGCTGATCAACCTGATCCGCCGGCCGGTCCTGTTGCGGGGCGCCGGTCTGCGGTGGCCGGGGGCGCTTTGTTCGTTTCCCGCCCCCGGCCTTCCTGCCCCGCCCAGCCCAGCACAGGAAGCCCCGCACATGGCCGATACCCCGCCCGAAGCTGCCGAAGCCAATCCCGGCACCGCCACCGTCGAACTGTCCGAACCGATCAAGCGCGGCGAACAGACCATCGCCTCGATCACCCTCACCAAGCCGCGCGGTGGCGCCCTGCGCGGCCTCTCGCTGCAGGATCTGTTGCGCACCGACGTGGTGGCCATGCTCACCCTAATCCCGCGCATTTCCAATCCGCCGCTCACCGTGCCCGAGGTGAACAACCTCGGCGCCGATGACTTGGCCGAGATCGCGGGAGTCGTCCGGGGTTTTTTCATGTCGGCGACGGAGCGGAAGATCATGACGACGATGATCGAGGAATTCGCGCCGAAGACATGATCGCCGATATCGCCGCGATCTTCCATTGGCCCCTGGCCGAGATCGAGGCGCTCGACCTGGCCGATCTCATGCTGTGGCGCAGCAAGGCCATCGACCGCTGGAACCGCATGTGGGGCAGTAAGGACAAGCCGTCATGAGCAATAAGCTCTCCCTGCTGATCAACTTCATCGGCGTGGACAAGATGTCCGGCGCGCTGCGCAACATCGTGGGCCTGGGCCGCCAGGGCAGCACCTCGATCAAGGCGCTCACCGGCGAGCAGCGCAAGCTGGAGAACCAGCTCAAGGCCACGCGCCGCCAGATCGAGCAGGGCAACGGCGACCTCACCGAAGCCAGGAACCGGGAAAACGAACTGGAGCGCTCTCTCCGGGGCGTGAACAACCAGCTGCAACGCCAGCGCCGCCTGGCCGCCGTGAATGCCGATGTGGCCGCGATGGCCCGGCGCGGACAGGATGTGAAAAGCAAAGGGCAGGACAACATGCTCGGCGGCGTGGCCATGGCTGCGCCGTTCATCCTAGCGGGCAAGGCCGCGATGGATTTCAGCAGCGGCATGGTCGATATCCAGCAAAAGGCCCAGCTGACCAACGCCGAAACCGATCGCATGGCGGCCAGCATCATGCAGCTGGCCCGCGCCTCCCACCAGCTGCCCGAAGATATGCGCGCCGGCATCGATGTGCTGGCGGCCAAGGGCATGGACCCGCGCCAGGCCATCCAGATGATCGGCCCAATCGGGCGCCTCGGCACCGCGTTCAAGGTGGAGCTGGCCGATGGCAGCGCCGCCGCCTTTGCCAACCTCAACAACCTCAAGGTGCCCCTGGCCGACACCGCCAAGGCGCTGGACATGATGGCGGCGGGCGCCAACGTCGGCAGCTTCGAAGTGGCCGACATGGCGCGCAACTTCCCCGCGCTCACCGCCCGGCTTCAGGCGCTGGGCGACACCGGCACGCCCGCCGTGGCCGATCTTACCGCCGCGCTGGAAATCGCCATGAACACCGCCGGCAGCGCGGACGAGGCGGCGAACAACATCGGTAACCTGCTGTCCAAAATCAATTCGCCCACCGTGATCAACGCCTTCAAGACCAAGTTCGGCGTGGACCTGCCGGCGGCCATGAAGAAGTTTCAGGCCCAGGGCATGACGACAATGGAGGCTTTCGCCGCCGCCACGCAAAAGGCCACCGGAGGCGACACCAAGAAGCTGGGCTGGGTGGTGGAAGACCAGCAGGCGCAGATGGGCCTGCTCGCGCTGATCCAGAACATGGACAAATACCGGCAGATGCGCGGCCAGATCCAGAACCAGAGCGCCGGCACTGTCGATGGCGCGTTCGGCCAGCGCGAGGCGCGCGACGCCAGCGTACAATGGAAGGATTTCACCGGGCAACTGCAGAGCCTGGCGATCGTGGTAGGCACCAAGCTCCTGCCGCAATTCTTGCCCTTCCTCGGCGCAATCACCAACGTGATGGACCGCGTGGGCCAATGGGCAGCGGCCAACCCGCAACTCGCCAGCTCTCTCGCCTCGCTGCTGGCTGGCACGGTTGCCGCGCGCGTCGGCATCGGCGCGCTGCAGTTCGCGTTCGGCAGCGTGCTTGGGCCGATGTCGACAGCTTGGGGCCTATTCAAGAAGTTCCGGGATGCTGGCGGTATCGCAAATGCCGTTACCCGCGTCTCAACCGGGTTTATGGCTGTCTATTCCAACGCCTTGAAAGCTGGCTCTGCCGTGGCCAGCGCGGGCCGTTTCGCCTGGGCGGCCGGCACCCGGTTTGCCGTCGCCGCTGGCCAGGCCACGGCCATGGCGGCGCGCTTTGCGGTGGGCAAGATCGCCAGCTTCGGCGGCGCCCTTCTCAATGCCGGCCGTGCCGCCATGGTCATGGGATGGAACTTCCTGCGCGCCGGCCTGATGATGCTGGCCAACCCAATGGTGCTGGCAATCGTCGCGATCGGCGTTGCCATCGGCGGGCTGGCCTATCTCGTCTATACCAACTGGGACAAAATCAAGGCGGCGTTTGGCGCGGGCTGGCAGTGGGTGAAAGACACGCTCTCCGCCGCGCCGGCATGGCTCAGCAACATCGGCAGCATGATGATGCAGGGCCTCTTGGCGATGATCGACCCGTTCGGCCTGCGCAACCGGCTGCTCGAGGTGGCGCGCAACGGTGTGCGGGCATTCAAGGATTTCTTCGGCATCAAGTCGCCCTCGCGCCTGATGATGACGATGGGCGGCCATGTCGCCAACGGGTTTGCCCTTGGCATCGATGGCCAGGGCAAGAATGCCGCGCAGGCCGCGCGGCGCATGGCTACCGGGGTGGCCGCTGCTGGCGCGATGGCGCTATCGCCCGCCTCGGCCACGCCCAGCGCGATGGGCCGCGCGGGCGGCAGCGCCGCGCCCTCGATCGTCATCCACGTCCACGGCGCCCCCGGCATGGACGTCAAAGACCTGGCCCGCCAGGTGCGCCGCGAGCTGGAAGCCGCCCAGGGCGTGGCCGCGCGTTCGCGCTATGACACGGACGGCCGCTGATGGCGTCGGCGCCCACCCCCGGCCAGCTCCTGACGCTGGGCATGTTCGTGTTCGGCATGGACACCCTGGCCTATTCGGAGCTGCAACGCCGCATCACCTGGCGCCACGAAGCCAGCGAGCGCTTCGGCGCGCGGCCGGCCGTCCAGTTCATCGGCCCCGGCGATGACGACGTGACCATCGGCGGCAGCTGCATCCCGGAGATCGCCGGCAAATACAGCGCGCTAGATACGCTGGTGGACATGGGCGATACCGGCCAAGCCTGGGCGCTGATGAATGGCCTGGGCGAGGTCTGGGGCTATTACGTGATCGTCGGCCTCGATCTCACCCACCAGACCATCATGGCCGGCGGCATCCCGCGCAGCATCGATTTCACCGTAACCCTCAAGCGCAAGGCCTGACCCATGGCCGCGAACAAGGCTGGCATCCGCCTCACCCTCGACGACGGCACCGATCTGGCCGACAAGATCGACCCACGCTTTCTCGAGCTAACCCTCACCGAAAAGCGCGGCGGCGAGGCCGACGAGCTATCGCTCACCCTGCAAAACCACGACGGTCTGCTCAAGGTGCCCGAAACCGGCCGCTACATCCGCCTCGCCCTGGGTTGGGAAAGCGGGGACGGCGTGACCATCGGCCTGGTCGACAAGGGCGCGTTCCGGGTGGACGAAGTGGAAGAGAGCGGCCCGCCCGACAAGATCATGATCCGCGCCCGCTCGGCCGATTTCACCGGCACCGCACGCCAGCGCCGCGTGAAGGTGTGGAAGGACACCACGGTGGGCGCCATCCTTTCCAGCATCGCCGCGCGCAACGGCCTGTCGGCCCAGGTGCATCCCGATCTGGCGGGCCTTGCCGTTGCCCTGCTCGAGCAGCACAACAAGAGCGACCACGCCTTCGTCAAGGATCTCGGCCAGCGCTATGATGCGGTGGCGACGTGGAAGAACAAGCAGCTCATCTTCATGCCGGTGGGCAGCGCCACCACCGCCACCGGCAAGACGATCCCCACCATCACGCTCACCCGCCAGGATGGCTGGCAATGGTCCTGCCGCCAGGCCGATCGCGGGCAGTATGATGGGGCAGAGGCGCAATGGCACGATTCCGGCACCGGCCAACGCCGCACGCACAAAACCGCCGGCACCAACCGCAAACGCCTGAAGCGCGTCTATGCCAGCGAGGCCGAGGCCCAACAGGCCACCACAGCAGAGGCCAAGAAGCGCGCGCGCGGCAAGCGCACGTTCACTTACGAGCTGGCGATTGCCGATGTGCAGATCCAGCCCAATGCCAAGGCCAGCCTGTCAGGCTGGACCGGCGCGATCGATGGCACATCGTGGCTGGTGGAAAGCATTGAAACGACCGCAGGCGCTGGCGGCCTAAAACAGCGCCTGACGCTAGAATCACACTAGGATTCGATCCGATAGATGTCAGAGCGATATTCGTCGGGTGTCTGTATATCAGCAAGGTCGATCGAAAACGCATCCCGCGCCGTTCTATCTCTGGCAATTGCCTCAACTCGAGCCATCGCGCTGTTCAACTGAAGAAGGGATACCAAGCCTTCATATGCTGGATATAGCCGAGCCATTACGATAGCTAATCCACTACCGGCTAATGCTACGCCGAATGCGGTGACTGTCTTTTCACTGCAATTCAGCCAATGCAGATCAATGCTCACATGCACATCCTGCGCAGAGAATATCTTGGCGATGACGATGCCGAGCGTTGAAAGGGCTGCCGCTGCAAATAGGCTACCCCAGAAACGCATCTGTGCGCGCAGGGCGCCCGTGTATTCCTCGACTCTCCGGGCTGAAATGCCTTCTCCTCTTAAAACGGTCGCGGTTACCGTCATGGCCGGCAATAGTCCCGCCATCAGCAGGGCCAGGAAGCCGATGATTTCCTGAGTTGCAGCAAGAACGCCTGGTCGCGGCAGATAGATCATCAAAACCGCGCCTGATACGCCTGCTATGATGGTCCTGACCAATCCGCCCATAGCTACAACTCGATTGCTTTCTTTGCCTCCCAAGCCAGCATTGCCGATTTCAGCGCGGCGGCTGCATGGTCCCATTCCAACAAGCCGCCAGACTCGGCAACCTCTGCCTTGTGCACCAACTGCACCAGCTTACCATCGTTCCGGCCGTTTTCATCTACGATATCGACACTGCCATCGAGCGCCAGTTCAGCTAAAGCCTCGTGAACGGTTTCACTGGAAATTTCGGCAGTCGATTTTTGCCTGATCGACTGCACGGTCAACTCCAGTTTCGCCTTCAAAATCAGGTCGGAGCTCATCCCTGCGCGTAGATCCTCCAGTTTGGCTTGATCCGCACCGACGGCTTCCAACATCCCAAAGATTCTTTCGCCATAAACGGCCAAGCCCTCGAACCTCGAGGCGGCGCGGCGCAATCTTCCGCGCTGCCGCCGTTCCTCATGAGATTGCGTTGGCCCGTCGCCCATGACAGCAGCGTATGGCTTGACGATGATCTTTTTGACGCCGCCGCCCTTTTTCAAGCTACCTTGCAACTCGATTTTCGGCACCAAGCGACACCGGGCATTGGCTGAAACTAAACCTGACTTGTGCATCAAGCCGTTAAGATAAACTGCGAGATTTGTAGTCCGGAAACCCAACCTTTCAATCGCCGCAACATGGTTATCACGGACCAAAATATAGGCAGGTTCCCCCAAGGAACGCTCTCCAACGGGAAGTTGCCGCGGGATGACTTTGGCCACGGGTTTCGGCTCGGTTGGATCGATCCATGTCGGCAAGACACTCCGCCCGTCCAAGTGCATGATATCAGCCAGGAGGGCTTCGGATCGCGGCACCGAGAAATTCAAGCACCCCTTGTGCTGCCCGTCGTCGGTCACGGGGATAATCCGTTCACGGGCATCATTGCCCAATTGCCCGGCTAAAACAGACGTCAAGATCTGCTGTAGAGATTCGGTTGGAAGATCAGTGCCGTCCCATGTCGCGCGCCTATAATGGACTCTGACCTTTTTGATGATGTCTTCAGCCACTATGCCTCCTCGCCCTTAGCTTGCGCTCAATCCCAGAGGTTGGTTGTTTTCAGCTCTGGCGTTGCCGGCTGTTTTGGCGGTGCAATACAAAGTTGAATCTTCTTGTCGAAATCGCGGATCAGACCGTTCCGGCCGATCTCCGGGAGTTTTGGTCCATACTGCCCGACATATTCCCCGGTCTTCAGCGCGGTAAGGCAGGCATCGGTGACACCCCCCTTGCCGAGCGGATCGACCATCAGGCCCTTTGTGCTACAGGCAACCACCGCGCTGGACAGATCATTATGCACCGCTGCCGAGCAAGCAGACGGATCCGCTGTGACAGCGGCAGCCGCCATGAAAATCAAAAACATTTCGCCCCCTGTTACGCGTTCACTTCACAGCATCAAATCTTCCGCACAATCGCCACCACGCGGCCGATCACGTTCATCTCGCCATCGTAGGCGACCTCTTCGGGATAGTCGGGATTGAGCGACAGGATGCGCATGGCGCCATCCTTACCCGGTCGCAGGGCCTTGATCATGCCCAGGCCGTGCATTTCGATGGCCCAGACATGGTCCCACATGCGCGGCGTTCGCTGGCCGGTGTCGATCAGCAGGATATCGCTGTCGAGGATCGCGGGCATCATCGATGTGCCGCTGCTGGTGGCCCAGAAAAGCTGCTCTATCGGCGATTGCGTGAATTGCCGCACCCAGACCTTGGAGAACGGGCGCATCACCCGGTTGACTGGCGCCTCATGAATATATGTGCCGCCCAAGCCATAGGCGAGGTTGAACTCCGCAATCTCGACCATGTCGGGATTTGCAGTCTGCACGGGGACCAGCGCCACAGGGTCCGACGGCGATCTTTCAGGATCATCCGTTTGCCCCTTCAGATAGGCCGGCGAGGTGCCCAGCACTGCGGCAATCCGATCAAGTGCCCTCGTTGTCTTGGTTTCTCCGCTCAGCAAACGCCCGATCGATGGCTGTTTGACCCCTACCGCAGAAGCAAGCTGTGACTGGTTCATACCGGCCCGCAGCATCGCAGCGATCAGGTTTTCCGGCACGATTTCCCACATAACGCTACGGTTATACGGAACCGAATAACAGTTCATCCAACTTTCCCGTTGACCTTTATGCATTCACGTATATACGTCAGCGTATGAAGACACCGACGCGCTTTGAAGCCCTGATGCAGGTGGCCGATTGCTTCTCGACGCAGGAGGCTATGGCCGAAGCATTCGAAGTATCTCAGCCCACTGTTTGGCGGTGGTTGAACCAATCGAAACAGCTCCCCGCCGAACACGTCCTGAAAGCGGAGGAGGTTACCGGCGTCCCTCGTCATCATTTGCGCCCCGATCTCTACCCTGTTGATTTGGCGCCGGGACCGCGCTGGCACGGCGTCGATCAGCGCGTAGATCGCTACCAGGCGGCCGTCCTCTTCAATCAGGCGCGCCCTTCGAAGCGGGGTGCAGCGGCATGACCAAACGGCGCGAACCCCTCACCTATGAGGCCACCCTCACCGACGTTGCCGCCGTGATTGGCTGGGACCAGTGTGGCGCGATCTGCGGCGTTTCCGGCCGGGCCGTGCGCCTCTGGTCCGACCATGATTGCGAAACCGAGATCCGCATGATCGATGCCGAGCGCCTCGACCGCGCCTTTCTGGAGCGCGGCGGCGGTTATGCGCCGTTCCACCGGCTGATGGCCTTGCGCCTCGATGTCGCCGCGCACGATGTGGCGGGGCATTCCCTTTCGGAGATCGCCATGGGCGCCGCCAAGGAAGCCGGCGAGGCCGTTGCCGCGCTGATCAAGGCCAGCGGCCAGCCCGACAACCCGGCAGCGCGGCGCGAAGCCACGAAGGAAGTGCAGGAAGCGATCGACACGCTCACCGATGGCCTTGCCGCGATCAAGCGCACCGAAACGGGAGGGAACCAATGAGCGGCGAAGGCCACCTGCAATCGCGGCCCCTGATCCATGCGCCGCTGGAATTCCGCATGCGATCGAGCGGCACCCAGGCCAACCGCGCCTTCGTGCTGTGCCCCAAGTGCGAGGCGCCCGGCTTCATCCGCCGGTCGGAGCGCATCACGGTGACGGTCAAGCACCTGCATTGCCACTGCACCAACACCGGCTGCGGCCACACCTGGCTGAACGAGCTGACCTTCGTGCATAGCTTCAACCCCGGCCTGATCGACCGGCCAGACCTCAACCTGAAGGTCTGCCCGCGCGAACAGGTGCCCCACGTCATGCCCCCGGAAAAGGGCACGGATGACGGGCAGATGAGCATGTTCACCGGCTGACCCGGCCGGGCGCCCGCCCGCCAGCCACCCACACCACAGCGAATTTTCAACGGCGGCGATTCCGTCGGAGGGGGACCTATGCCCAGCGCACACCGCGCCACCAGCCAACCATCCCTGCCCACACCGGGCAGGATTTCCTTTGACCACGCCCTGCGCCTGACGGCCCCCCACCTGATCGCGGCCGAGCGGGCCTTTCTCGCATCGGTCGCCGGCTTTGCCGAGCTGCGCTTCTGGGCGCCCAGCGCCTATGCCGGCATCGAGGGCGCGCCATTCGGCCGAGGCGAAGGGCTGGTGACATTCACCGATGCCGCCTGGAAGCGCAGCCTGCAAAAGCTGGCGCGCGAGGCGGTGCGGCACAGCAGCGCCCGCTTTGCTCTCACCCCCGCCGGCCGCGACCTGGTGCTGCGCACCGTGCGCCTGATCGAGGGCCGCGCCGCGTGAACCTGGAAGCCGAAATCCTGAAAGGCCTTCAGGCCCAATACCAGTTCCGCAAGACCAAGGGCGCCTGGTTGCAGGAGGGCACCTGCCCGGCCTGCGGCAAGCGCGAAGCATTCTGCGCCGCCAAGGATCCCAAGATCGTGCGCTGCGGCCGGCAAGACCGCTGCGGATGGGAAATCACCGTGCGCGATGCCCTGCCCGATCTGTTCGAGGATTGGTCCAAGCGCTTCCCCGAAACAGAGGAAAACCCCACCGCCACCGCCGATGCCTATCTGCAGCACGAGCGGTGCCTCGATCTGCGCTTGCTGCGCGGCAGCTATACCCAGGAACTCTACCGCGATCACAAGACGGGCCACACCTCGGCCACCGTCCGTTTCGCCGTGGGCGATACCTATTGGGAACGGCTGATCGACCGCCCCGGCCGGTTCGAGAAGAAGGCCCATTTCCGCAAGGGCGGCACCTACAAGGGCCATTGCTGGATCCCGCCGCGCCTCTCGATGGAAGAGATCGCCAAGGCCGAAGAAATCCTGATCACCGAGGGCATTTTTGACGCCGTCGCCCTGTGCCAGGTGCGCAAGGTGGCGGTTTCGGCCATGTCCACCAACAATTGGCCCGAGCTGTTCCTGGCCGATCTGCGCGCCGAGCTGGAGCGCATCAAGCGCACCGTGCGCCCCCGCCTGGTCTTCGCGTTCGACGTCGGCCGCGCTGGCGTCGAATACACCATCAAGTATGTGAAGCGCGCCACGGCAGAGGGCTGGGACGCCAGCGCGATGCAGGTGCGCCCCGATGGCGAGGGCACCAAGAAGGACTGGAACGACCTTCTCAAGGAACACCTCGACTGGGCCGGTGACCCGGAAAAGGCCCCGCTCTCCGACTGGGCCTTCGACCAATACCGCTACAACGGCGCGATCACCATCGCGGAGACGGCCCGCGACAAGGCCCGCCTGATCGCGGACCATAAGCAGGCCGTTTCATCCTTCGAATTCCGCCACAAGAACCGGCTGTGGTCCTGCAAGGTTTCGTTCGACGACGAGACCCAGAAGCGCCGCATCGTGGTCGAGGAAATCGCCAACTGCGCGTTCCGCCTGCTCTACCGCGAGCGCGACGAGATCGCGGACGAGACCAGCTACTTCCTGCACATCGATTTCCCGTTCGAGGACCGGCCGGTGAAGGCCCGGTTCTCGTCTGCCGCTTGCGCCAACAGCGGCGAGTTCAAGAAGCGGATGATGGCCTTCGCCGGCATGTGGAGCGGCACGGGCGAGCAGCTCGACCGCATGATGCGGGCGCAGACCCGCGCCCTCAAGGTGGTCGAGCCGATCTACTTCACCGGCTATTCCGCCGCGCACCGCGCCTGGCTGCTGGGCGATCTGGCCGTGCGCGAGGGCCGCGTGGTGGAGATCAACCGCGAGGCCTATTTCGATTTCGGCAAGGCAGCGGTCAAGCCGCGCAGCAACGAGCGCCTGCTCGACATCGAATACGATCCCGAGCGACTCGATATGGCCTGGGTGCCCGATCTGTGGACCGCCTGGGGGCCAAAGGCCATGGTCGGCCTGGCCTTCTTCGTCATGTCCCTTTTTGCGGTGCAGATCCGCCAGCGCGAAAAGTCCATCGGCTTTCTCGAGATCACCGGCCAGCCCGGTTCGGGCAAATCCACGCTGATCGAGTTCCTGTGGAAGCTGCTCGGCCGCAGCGGATACGAAGGGTTTGACCCCAACAAGGCCACTCCCGCCTTTATCGCGCGCAGCCTGATCAAGGTGGCCAATCTGCCGGTTGGCCTGATCGAAAGCGGCCGGAACGATGAAAAGCGCGGCGGCGGGCGGCAGTTCGATCACAACGAGCTGCTGGTGCTGTTCAACGGCCGGTCGCCGCGCGGCACCGGGCAAAAGAGCAACGGCGTCGAAACCAGCGAACCGCCGTTCCTCGGCACGATCTACCTGGTGCAGAATGAGCGGATCGACGCGATCCCGGCTGTGCTCGAGCGCCTCATCTCCATGTCGATCGACAAGGGCGGGCGCAACGAGGCCACCCGCGCCGCCGCGATCCGACTCGAACAATGGCCGATGGAAAGCCTCTCGGGCACCATCGTCCATGTCGTGCGCAACGAGGCGAAGTGGCTGGAGCACTATTTCGCTCGGTCGGAATTCCACGAACGTGACCTGCGCACCCGCGTGGAAGGGCTGCACAACGACCGCGTCATCAAGAACCATCGCCAGCTTGCGGCGGCGGTGGAAACCCTGCCCCACCTGTTCCCCAATGTCCGCCCCGAATGGGTGGCCGAAACCCTGAAGCTGATCGAGGCGCTCGCGCTCGATCGCCAGTTGAGTGCCGGCGGTGACCATCCCGCCGTGGCCGATTTCTGGGAAAAGGTGGATTACCTGCTCGCCCGCGAAAAGCCAGAGGACCACGCCGAAGGCAAATCCCTCAACCAGGCGCGCGACAAGGATCGGCTGTTCGCGATCCAGCTCCCCGAGTTCGAATCGCGCTGCCGCAACGCGGGCCTTTCCGCTCCCAACGTGGAGCAGCTCAAGAAAGTGCTGCGCGGCAGCAAGAGCCGGAAGTTCGTGGACCGCAAGAAGGTCAACAACCCCGCCGGTTCCATCGTCGCCTGCTGGGTTTTCGAGCAGCCCGCCACCAAGGCGGAGCGCATCATATGACCTGGGCCAATCAGGAATTTCGCAACTGGCACGGCATCCAAAGCCCCGAGCCGCCCGCCGCTGCGTTCGACTATGCCGAGATCCGCGAAATGGCGGAACGCATGCTGGACACGCGGCGCAACCGCTTCCCCCAGCTGGTCGCCAAGGGCCGGATGTCCGCCGCCGATGCCGACGCGCAGATCGCGGTGTTCGAAGCCCTGGCCGCCGAATGGCGCTGGATGGCCACGGGCGAAGGCGCCCCGGCCGAGGCGGAGCATATCCCGGCCATGCGCGAGGCCCTCGACCAGAGCATCGCCACCATCGCCGAGATCGCCCGCGAGGATCGCGGCTTCTCGGCCGAGCTGGCCGCCCAGGCCGAATGGGTGATTGCCATGGCCTGGCACCTCGAACCCGGCCGTCGCACCCGCGCCTGCCGCGCCCGCACTTTCGTGCTGCGCCAACTCATGGCCGCCGAGGCCGCCCAGGTGGAGGCGCCCCTTGCCGCGTGACCTGCACCCCATGGCTTGCCCCTGCCGCGCCTGCCTCCCGGCCGCTGGCCGCAAGCCTTCCCGCTTCCCCATCCCCGCCGGCCCGCGCCGGTGGCTCACCGCTGCCAGGGCGCATCTCCTGGCAATCCTCACCCGCTGACCGGAGATTGCCCATGTCGACTGCCCAACGCCTCGCCCCCGCCCTCTTCGAATGCCGCTGCGGCAACCAGCACAGCGCCGCCGACAATCAGATCCCGGTGGGCTGGACCACCCGCGCCGGCCAGGTCTGGTGCGAAGACTGCACCCGCGCCGGCATCCCCGTGCGCGAGGCCACCCAGCCCCGCCCGCGCCGCCAGCGCCTCGCGCCCAGGTATGCGGCCCAATGATCGCCCTCGGCCCCCGCGACCTCGCCCGCGCCGCGACGCTCACCCTCGCGCTCGGCGCCACCCTCCACATCCTCGATCGCGTCATCGCTGGCTTCGCCCGCTGCCCGCTCGAGCACTGCCTCCCCTGGTGACATTGGCCGTTACCCGTAACGAAAGGAAGCCGGCCCAAATGACCGAATATGCTTCAATAGTCGGCCTTGCCCTGGCGCTCGCCTCTTGCTCGCCGAAACCAACCGGTTACGACAACAGATACGCAATTGAGATGCTGCGACGCGGGTATCCCGAATGGGTTGCCCGCTGTGCTTGGTCTGACGGGCGCGAGGGGATACCCTTGCAATCCGCATTGCGCCGTTGCCAGATGGACCTTGGTCTCCGATCGCCGTCACTGCAAACCGCCGCCCGAATTGAAATCGACGCAGCAGAACTTTCCCACCAAAATGGAGGGAAACGGTGACAAGCAAGGCTCCCATCAAGCAATCTCACATCGAACGAACGGTGAAAGCCGTGATTCGAGCCGGCGTCCCGGTCGGCACCGTCGTCGTTTCGCCCACCGGCGAAATTAGGATTTATACGGAAGGGGCAAAGGATGTGCCCCGACCAAACCCGCTGGATCGACTGCTACCCAATGGCCCGTAAGGAAAAGCTTCCCGTCAACGTCAGCTCCTTTGTCGACCGCCATGGCAAGCGCCGCTATCGCTGGCGCCTTGCCGGGCGGTCTGCCTATTTCAAGGCGCACCCCAACACGCCCGAGGGGAAGGCGGAACTGGAAGGCTTCATCGCCCAGCGTACCGCAGAGCCCACCCCGCGCTACGCGCAAGGGACAGTTGGCTGGGTTGCCGGCCGCTATTACACCTCGGCCGCATTCCTTGGCAGCAAGAGCCCGGCCACAGCACGCACTGCCCGCCTCATCCTCGAAAAGTTCGTGGCCAGCGTCGCGCACGACCTGATCACCAATTTCCGGTTCGACCACATCGAGGCGCTGTTGCTGCGCGCGGCCGAGAAGCGGCAGAACGAAAAGGGCCGGATGATCGGCGGCCCCAGCGCGGCGAACAACCTGCGCGGCGAGCTGAAGCCGTTCTTCGACTATGCGATCAAGCTGCTCGGCCTGCAGCGCCCCAACCCGGTCGACCAGGCCGCATCGATATCCGTGCCCAAGGGCGGCTTCCACACCTGGACCGAGGACGAGATCCAGCAATATCGCAATTACCATAAGCTGGGCACGAAAGCGCGCCTGGCGCTAGAGATCTTCCTCTGGACGGCCCTGCGCCGTGGCGACGCATCGACCTTCGGCCGCAAGCATCTGAAAGACGGCAAGATCGAGGTTACCCCGTCCAAGACAAAGGACAGCACCGGCCAGGTCCTGTGGCTTCCGGCTGCGCCGCAGCTGATCGAAGCGATCGAGGCCATGCCCGTCACCGGCACCGAAACATTTCTCGTCACCGATTACGGCGTACCCTTCACGCGCGCCGGCCTGGGCCAGCGCATGCGCAAATGGTGCAACGATGCCGGCCTGCCCCATTGCAGCGCCCACGGCCTGCGCAAGGCCGCCGCGCGCCGCGCAGCCGAGAACGGCGCGTCGAATCAGGAACTCAAGGCTGTGGGAGGCTGGACGACCGATCGCCAGGTGGCGGTCTACACCGCTGCGGTTGAGCAAAAGCGCATGGCCCGCCAGGCCATGGCCCCTGTTATCGACTTCGATTTGGCTAACCGCCCGAAGGCGTGA